AGCCATGCGGGCAATGAATTCTTTGTTGTCTCCATTGTACCTCGGATCAGCAAGAAGTTTGCCCTGAGCGATAGGATATAAAATATCCCAAACAAGATCAGAAGGGATGCGAGGTTCATCAGTATCTGCGGAAAGTTCAAGAGGTACTACATTTGCATATAGTTCAACAGTATAGGCTTTTTCCGGTATTGGATAGAGGTAGAACCGAGGAATAACCTTGGTGTCGGTTCCGTGGTTTCGATTATCGATATAGTACCACACCGGCCTACCCTTTTCGGGTTCATTATCTTTGAAATTTGGAAAATTAAGACCGCGACCAGAGGGAGCTCGAAAGTCCCAAGAGAAAAGCGATCGGGCTTTGATCTCAGCCTCTGGGCCGGTCATTGGAGAAAGAGGTCCCTCGCCAATAAGCTCAGGAATTTTGTCAACCGAGGTAATTTCATGCGATAGCTCCGCACCAGCCTGCTCTGCAATATAGTTAAGAGTAAACTTTTTTTCTGCCCACATTGGGCGCTTACCATCGATCGGAGTATAACACTCCCGATATGCTTGGTTCACATATATTCCAATTCTGTCCTGATCAACTTGCGGCAGATCCAACACGGAGTCTGCTCCGAGCATGCTCGAAAGCTGATCCTTCAGGGATAAGTATGTAATCGCAGCCATAAAGGCATATTATTCGCTACTAACCGCTTCAGCTACCGGTTGGCTTTTAGCCTTAGTCTTCGGTTTGGATGCGGGTCTTGATTTTGAGCCTGCGGAAGGCTTTACCTCAGCCTCAGCCTTGGGTGCATCTAAATAAACGGAGAAGTACATGGTGCGGTAGATCCTACCCTGCGTTCTGAATATATCATCTACTTCTTTTTGATTTTTTGGTTCGTATGCAAAATGCCTGATTTCCGAATCCCACAAGAAATTATATCTCATTTGAGACATGCCTTTAAGTCGAATGTTAGGCGTTGCGCCCATTTGATTACTTTTTCCAATTATTATTATTTTCATGATGTAAAAAAGCCTCTCCCCGAATACTCAGGGAGAGGCTAGGAGGGTTAATGGGAGGGGAAATTCCGAACCATTAGGTTTAAGCTTACGCTTGGGTCAAAGATAGACCGGGAACTTGACGAACAACTTCAACAAGTTGAACCGCAGGGATTCTGCCACGAGTATCTTTGCGTGCGCCCATTCCGTATACGGATTGAACACCAACAGCAGACAAGTGAGCTTCGTTACCACTGTTCGCGAAATCGTCGTAATGGAAGATTTGCTCACCGTAGATTTTTCCTTTTGCGTAGTACATTGCGTCTTTACCCATTGCCAATGCATATCCGATAGGGGTACCGAGTTCATTCGCTTGAACAAACATAGCACCTTGGGAGAATGCATCACCAACTTTGGTTCCAGCAGTGATTTTAGCAGCTTCGTTAGGATCACGGGTTAAGGTGATTGAACCGAAGTCAGCAGCTACATCAGCTTGATCGTAAGTGTACAACGCTTTAGTTCCGTCGGTATCTATTCCGAGGATGTAATAGGTTCCGTTATCGTTAGATCCTAAGGAATCTCCACCACCACCTGGAAGGCGGATGAAAGCTCCACGGAAGTTAGCAGCATAGTCACCGTCAGTTCCACCCATAGCTCCAGCAGCAGTTGCGTCAGCAATAGCATTGAATGCATAGAAGGTAGGAAGCAAAGGAGAACCTTGGCGTCCACGAGCGGTGTCGATAAGAACGTTATGATTCGCGATGATGTTGTTATCCCACTTAGCGTATGAACCGGAATATAGCTTATTGTTATCACTTCTAGCGTCCGCTTGAGTAATAGCTTCTAAGTAGTCAGGGTCAGAACGGAGAGGACGTAAGCATGCGTCTGGTGCGAAGAACAAGTAACCAGGAATTTCTTGGTTGATGTCTCCACCAGTGCTCATAGGCTCTGCGCCGTTAGCAATAAGTGCTTGCTTAGCTTCTTGAATGATGTCGGTACTTAATCCGTCAACATACTTAAGAGCGTTATTTGCTCCGGTTCCGTAAGAAGATATGAAGTTTGATCCAACAGCGTTATTAAGACAGATTTGACGTAATGCGAACTGGATTTGGTCCTGCTCGGTACGGCTCATCCATTCGGACATGACTTCAGCTGAAAGCTGGTCAATTGTCTTACCGGTGAATCTCATGAGTTTCAAGACTTGTGTCCAGGAAACAGCATGACGAACGAGGTCAACCTCAATACTGAAAGTTCCGAAATCAAGAGTATCGGTAGCGTTCTTGAGAATTTCTTCTCCACGAACACCTTGTCCTCTGATTGGAGCAACAGTAGTGAATGTTACTTTGTCTGATCCGCCTGCGCTAAGATCGCGTTTTTCTGTGATTGGTTTACCGCTTCCTTCGCCGCCCATGAACTTTGCGAATACGTTTTTTTCCCTAGCGTCGCGTGATACGAGCTCGGACCAAAGACGTGAACGCAAGTCAGAATTAGCGTCACCGCCGATAAGATCAGCGTAGGAGTTGGTGTTAGTAACAAGATCAACATTTGCCTGATTACCGTTTTGGTGTAATCCGGCAGCAGCTGAATTTGCTGGTAGGTTTTTTGTAGCCATTTTATTTAATTATTTGAGATTAGGTTTGTTGCTCCTAATTACCTTCGTGGCTGTGCTCCTCCAGGATTTCCAAGCAAAGCATAGATATCATCTTTGTTCATGCTCGGAAGCTGTTGAAGTAAGCCGTCCGGGGTAATCGGAGCGTTTACAGGTTGTGCCGTAGTTCCTGTCGTCAAGACCTTCGCCTGAGTTCCCATCTGTGGTGCCTGCGGCTGAGGGGCAACGGCCTGAGGCTGGGGAGCCTGGGCTGCTGGTGCGGGCGATACTGATGCGAATTCGTTGGCGAGTAATTCAGGCCATTTTGGCGAATCAAAAACTGCGGCGTAGTCGGGGTCGGACTGAGCTTGCGAAACATAATCATCGAACTGCTTACGATAGACCGAAGCCTTATCCTGCAATGCGGGGAATCTTTCATAAACTCTGTCTCTACTCTCCATCGCTTTAGAACGATGGGTCTGATAAACTTGCTGACTTTGTGCTTCTTCCATGCGCTCTTTACGGCTGGATAGATTCTGCAATTCGAGTTCCTTTTTCATGATATCACGCTGAAGGCGTAATGCCTCGGTGGTCTCAAGATCCTCTGCTGCTTTCTCTACTTTACCTTCAAGCTCAATGATAGTAGCTCGTATGTCGTTTGCTTGTTTATCAATGCCTTGAATTGGATCGGGCTCGGACGCCTCGACTTGCTCCTGGGGCTGATAAATGGGTTGAGGTGCGGGTTGCGCTTCCTGACCGTAGATTACACGAGAGGCGTCTGAGAAGTCTCCACTAAATCCTTCCGATCGGTAAAGATCGATGACTTGCTGGTCTAACTCATTCCTTGGACGGATTCGTCTTTTGGCGAGTTTTTCATCCTCAGATTCCTCTAGTTCCTCCGGCTCATGAGCTTCGGCCTCGACTTCCGGCTCTGGGCTTACGGCCTCAGGCTGTTGGTCTTGGACTCCGGTCGTAGGCTCGGCGGTCTCTGGCGTTATTCCTAAAGCATTGCGAATATCCTCAGTTGAGGCATTTTCAATGCTTGTTCCCTCTGTCGTTTCTTGCGGGGAGTCAACCTCCGCGATAGCTGTTTCCATATCCGATTTATAAACAATCGGATAGGTTGTAGTAACCGGTTGTACAGCTTAGCTATACTCAGATTTCGATTTCTTTTTACCGGTTACATTACCGGGTTTCTCTATTGGAGACTCGCTTTTTTCGTTCTGCATCATTTCTAAAGCACACTTACCCTTGAAAATTTCTTTACATACCGTAGGTGCGATACATTTATCTCCGCACATCTTTTTAGGTTTTTGTTCTTTATCGCTCATTTCTTTTTTCGCAGGGTTTCAATTAGTTTTACCAGCATATAAGCGGTAGTCGTGACACCGCATACACACGCGATTACATCGTTCCATTGGCCAACCGATACAACGGCAACGGTTCCGGCCCATCCGATAACTGTGGAATTATCAATCATGATTATTGTTCTTTTGTTCGAGGTTAATAACTTTTTTGGTTACGCTTCTTACACGTAGAAAATGAAATATAAAATATAGTACCATCCCCCCAGCACTAATCATTAGAATGTCGTAAACCCCATCAATCAGCTTTTGAAAAAAGCCCCTCTCCTCTTTTAATTTAAGTTCAATCAATTTTTGAACATCCCCCTCACTGAATGCTTTTAATTTTTCTGTATTTTTCTTAACTGAATCAGACTCCTTAATTATCTGCCCCGCAGCCGCTCCCAGTCCACCACCAGCAAAAGCGGTTGCCGGTCCACCCAATGCACCTACGCCCGCTCCGATCGCACCTAAACCCGTTGGGGCAAAGGTTTTTACTGAACATGAGCAAAGATTAAAGACAGCAAAAAGAAAAAAGTATCTACTAAAACATCGCGCTCCAGAAAAAACATAATCATCGCGACTATCCAATATATCTCTCTCTGTAAATGGCTCATTCATTGGGGTAAAAAAAGGGGTCGAAGGAATAGACCTCCGACCCCTTAGGAGAATTAGTAAGCTAGATTAGGCTTATCCTAATGCTACGCTGAAATCGCTGTACGAACCGAGGTTGTCAGCTCCGACATAAACATCAGAAACTTTGATGTCCATAAGAGTAGCGCTTGAGTCGTCACCAGAGATGTCGGTTGAAGAAGCAGCAGCGGAGGTTTTGTAACAAACGAATTTGTCTTCACCTTCGTCGAATACCAATGCAACGTTATCTTCGCTTGATCCACGTTCCATGATAAGTCCAACGTCATTTGCGTTATTCGAACTACCAGCTGCTCCGTCATTGAGAAGCATGATTGAATCTTTAACTTGGGAGTTAACAGTTTCAATGCTGGTGGTTGTACCAGTAACGGTAAGATTTCCGCTAAGAGTTAAGTCTGTACCAGAAACAGCACCGGTGAAAGCAGCTCCTGAGAGGTTAGCTTTAACAGTGTCAAGATTGGTTACAGCTGCCGCACGGGTTGATGCTTCAGCAGAAACAGCAGTTTGGCGATCGGTAACTTCAGTTGCGAGGTTACTGGTGAGAACACCTTCAGCAGCAGCAGCGCGAACTTCTTCAGCGTCAATTTCGCTTTGAAGAGCAGAGTCAGCAGAAGCGCGAGAGGTAGCTTCGCCAGAAACAGCAGCAATACGAGCAGTCTCTTCAGCAGAAACAGCACTTGTAAGAACGGCTTCAGCAGCAACTGCTCGGCTTTCTTCGTCAGAAACAGCAGTTGTAAGAACAGCTTCAGCAGCTCTTGCAGTTGTAGCTTCGCTATCGATGTTGCTTTGTAAACTGGTATCAGCAGAAGCTCTTGAGCTTGCTTCAGCAGTAACAGCAGCTATACGAGCGGACTCTTCAGATGACAAGTTAGTGGTAAGAGTACTTTCAGCAGCTCTTGCAGTGGTTGCTTCTGCATCAATGTTAGATTGAAGAGTAGTATCAGCAGCACCTCTTGAGGTAGCTTCAGCAGTAATTGCGGCGATACGCGCGGTTTCTTCAGCAGCGACGTTGGCTTGTACACCATCGACTTTACCTTTAACAGCGGCACCGATTTGTTGGAGAATATTAGACATAGTAACTAAGTATTTTGTGGGTTTAGATTAATCAAAAGGAGGAAGCGTCTGTGCCCCGATCCGGATATCATAATCCCAGATTGTGAGGTATTCCTCAATCGGTTGCCCTGCTTTACATCCGGTCGCGTAGTACGGTTATAAGCGTATATAAACGAATATGGGCGTAACAAAAAATCGTTATCTTTCGCCACGAATTATTCGTGAAAGGATGGATGTCTCTCCCGGAACCGTTCGTCGATGGGCAAAACAATGGAACTGGGAAAGAAAAGAAATTAACACGCGAGTCATCCGATATAAAGCAGATGATGTGGAAGAAAGTTTGGGGGTCTCTTTCGAATGAGTTTAGTAGCAGATATTGGAACAGCCGTTCGGCTAATAATCGAAAGTAAAAAGGGCCTCGTTCGAATAATCGATACCGAGGCCCAAATTAAAGGTAGGAGCGGAGATCCAGCGGGATCCATGGCACTAGGAACAGATACGGATAAACTGTATATGCACTTAGGCTCTGGGTCTTGGGTCGTAGTTAATACAACCCCCGCGTAACACTTATACAGGTTCTTCTTGAGGCTTCGCCCAGGAAGAATCGTGATCAACAAGATCGCTTGCGCTGAAGTGTTGGTCGCATTTCCATTTTCCTTCAGATATAACTGGGAATAAGAACATTCCATAATCTGCATGATCGGGGTTGTCAATCATAACGGACTCAGCGTACTTGCTGGTTCCAGCGTTATCTGGGATAGCCAAGAGAGTTTTCATCTCTGCTTCTTTTGCGTCAAACTCCTCAGGAGTATTAAGTAATTTATATTTAGTTGCCATAGTATGTAAGGGTTAAAAGTTATACGTAGATTACAGGGGTTACGCTAGCGGTTGGCTGATTTGCCGCTGCTGCTTGCGTTGCATGATTTCCGTTTCCAGATGCATCAGAAATTTGAGATGCGGAAGCTCCATCAGTTAAGCTGTCATCTTCTCCCATTCTCCAGTATGCTGTGGGGCTAAGACTTAGGTCGTTTATGAGGTGCGTCCCACGTACTGCGCTAAGGTATGCTGTTAAATCGGAACCTGTAAGTTCTGAATTAAAGAAAGAAACCTCGTCCATGTATCCAGTTAGACCACCAGCATATGTAGATCCAATTCTTAGTTTAGTTGACGATATAACTTCGCTCATCGCTGTACCGTAGGAGGTTCCACTAGGAACAACCCCGTCTACATACACCTCAGGAGTAGCCCCATGTGCTGATCTGGTGAACACTACATGATGCCAAACGTTTTCGCTTGTAACCGCGCTAGGGGTACTGACTTCAACTTGCCAAGTGCCCGCCACGGTTGCAGATACTAGCCTAATATGACCGTCCCCTTGCCTATAAACTCTAAACCCACCGTTATAGTTGGCGGTATTATCAGTACTCTCGAATAAAGAAAGCCATGTAGGAGTTGTCGAAGTGTTGAACCAAAAACCTATCGTATATGCTCCCGCTAATGGTGCGCTTGAAAAAGTTTTCTCTAGATAATCGCTAGAACCATCAAAGCTTAGTGATGTAGTCGATAGCGCAAGCGCCTTGAATGTAGGCTGATTGCTTGCAGTGCTCTGGGTTGCATCGTTTCCGTTTCCGCTTGAATCGGTTATGGTTGCGATGGATCCGCCAACAACTGCGGTATCATTTGAATCATCTCCCATTCTCCAATAGCCTTTAAGATTGGATGTACGATCTGTATCGTATGAGGCTGCTAAGGTTAGATCCGTAGGTTTTCCGTTTGGAGCGGTTCCGTTGTAAATTTTTGTTACATCGGCTGCGGATAAGGCTGCGTCGAATACCGCTACATCTTCTACATACCCATTCAAAAAGTAACCCGCACCATATTGAGAACCTATTACAGGGTTTGAGATGCTAGTAACTTGAGGTACACTACTAGAAGATGCATTACTAGAACCATTTATGTACATTGTACTTGTGCCTGTAGTATCGACTGAAATACAACCGTGAACCCATGAACCCACACTACTATATGGAGTGTTTTGAATTATCCGACT